AATGGAATTATATAACTTATTTAATTTATCTTCCATCTCTGCACTGGTTGCAGATGCTGTAGTAGATTCAGCTGATAATTTTTGAACAGCTTCTAGTTCGTTTTCATCTACCGCGGTAAACCCAAAATCAAATGCTTCTAAATCTATGCTCATGTTTGTTCCTCACTAGTATTTATATATTTATACTTACTAAGCCTGGGAATTTTTTTCTTTTTATTGGGTTCAGTTTTAGCGCGAAACGGAGTATCCTTATCAAATAGGATTTTGTGATATCTTGTCTTGTGGCGATTCGTCTTCGCCATATCTACCTCTATCTTCATTTCCGTCCCAGTTGAGTTCCGTCATGGACTTTTGTTTTAATTTTTGCTTTTTACCAAAAATAGCATCATAATTATCCAGATAGGCCTTACTTGCTATTTTTGTCTGGATACTATCTCCAGTGATATCGTTTTTACTTACCTTGGCCACGGTATTTCTTAAAGCTCCTCTTTTTTGCTTTATTCATTGTAGCCATTGATTTAGGTTTTGATCCAATTGAGGTACCCTTTTTAATACCTACATGTTTATTTGAAAAAGCTGTTGATCTAGTTGCCATTATTTAAATATAACTCCACCTCTGCGAACTAATTCGTTCTTAATTTTTTGTTTCTTCTTAGGTATAGTACTAGATGTATTATACATATCAATAAGAGCTGACTTCGTATATTTTTTAATATAGTCATGATCAAACTCAAAACTTTTTTTCTTTCCTTTTATAAATTTCCTTGCTGATTTTCCTAATTTAATTGGCATCTGGTAACCTCTTTATTTCTTCTAATATTCTATCTACTTCTGGGTCATTTAGATGCCCTATAACATCATCGGTAATTGGAGTATCGTAACAAAGTTCGCCATTTTTATCTAGGACTGCAAGTTCCCATAAACCTTTATTCCCACCATAACTAAACCTATGCCTTACTATACTAGCACCATATCCATTTGCGAATTTAAATTCTTTTCTAACTCCGTCATGGATAGGGCTAGTTTTTACATTCCAATCTACCATTAAAAATTTCCCTGGTCTCTATCAACCACTTGAATAGTATTTATACCGGCTGATCTCCACATATCTACAACTCTGTTTCTGTCATCAAAAACCAAGTCAGGATTTCCACCGATACATTCTTTAATTTTAGCCAATACACCAGCTTTAAATATATCATCAGGTGTATTATCGCCATCGGGCCTCATGAACAAGACAGGATCTGATATTCCAATCCAATCAGTAATCTGTTGCGTTGTAATATCTCTTTGAACATTATTTCTTGCTGAGACAAACAATACAATATGACCACTCTGGTGAAAATTCTTTGCAATATCACAAACCCATTGGATAGGTGTATCATCTACAGTAGCATCTCTAAAGGAATCCCAGTCAGAATTACCATCAGAAACAAAATGCCTTCTGTGATCACAGTCTGCAATCGTGCCATCTATGTCAAATATAATATGTAATTTCCTTATCATATGTATATTATAACACAGTCGGCCGAATTTGTCAACCTTTTTTTAAAATTATTTTACTTTTTCAAGCATATCAAGGATGTCTTGATATTTGGCGGCCATTTCTAATTCTTTTTCTACGGTTTCTATAAGGTCTCCGTGTTCAGCAACACCTACATGTGAGCCTAAAAGAATTTCAACATTCATTAAATGTTTATCGACATGGCCTTGTGCATGAGATTTAATAGTTGTTTTAATGTTTTCTCTATAATTTCCCATATTACCCCACAAATTCGTCGCCCTCTTCCCAAGAACAACCTGTTAAACCACCAGCTTTAAGAGCCTGTAAAGTTCTTAAAACTTCGTTTGCATTTCTACCTGTATCCAATGCATTAATTGATGCATGTTGAATTACTCTATCTTTATCAAAGATAAATGTTGCTCTATAACATACGCCATTTTCTTCATCAACAATACCAAGTTTATGTGATAATCCAAGTCCACAATCAGCTGCAAGAGTATGATTAATATTACCGATTAATTCATTTTCTTTTTTCCAAGCTAATTTACAGAACTCATTATCACCACTGATACCGATTACTCTTGCTTCACCTGTTAATGTATCCATTCCAGCAATTTCTGTTGGACAGATAAAGGTAAAATCCTTTGGGTAAAAGTAAACCACAGTCCAATCAGGCTGATGTGGCGTATAGTTTTCTTCTACATCTACTCTCACAAATTCGTTTCTTGCGTTAACTCCCTGCAGTGAGAATGTCGGGAATTTTTCACCTACTGATAACATATTTTATCTCCCAAATAATTTTTCAGTTTTATATAATTGGATTACTTCCAACAATCTTTTATCCCAGTTGTCTCTATGTTCAATAAAGACTTGAGGGTCTTCATTATCCACAGCAATCATTACAACCAGCTGTGTGATAGGCATTCCAGTTCTTTCTTCCCACATTATTGCATAAGCACAACATTGAAGAAAGTAACCTTCGATCCATTCTTTCTTTTTTGGTTTACGAGATGTTTTATAATCTACAATCGAATTTTTCCCATCCCATACACCAACACAATCCACTCTACCTGCCAAACCTAAGTGTTCGGAATACAGAGGAGCCTCTTGTGCATAAACCGTTGTTAAATTAGTATCCAGAACATTCTTTACATCATAAAATGATTGTAATACATGAGGCATTACACCTTTTGCATAATCTGGATCATTATCTACATATTTTTCTAGCAGATTATGAACTGCTGTACCACGGGAAGAGGCCACTCGTGATATCTTGTTTGCCTCTTCCTCTCCGACTCTTGCTCTCCACTGTGCAATAGCATCTCTACTGAGAATGGATAATACGGTTGTGATACTAGGAAATTCCTTACCCTCTGGAGAAATATATTTTCTGCCAGTTGATTTGGTTTCACACTTTAGGTCTTGATAACCTAAATCAATTGGTTCGTGCTTGAACAACTTTATCTTCCTTCTTTTTCTTATCTTTTATAAACTTTCTTACAACATTTTGAATTCTACTACTTTTCATCATCTTGTGAAAGTCTTTTGATATTATTTTCATAGTTTTCCCCTTTCTACTAAGTCTTTTGTCATAAGGAAATCACGAACTAAATTACTTCTAACAATATCTTTCCATTCAAATTCAATTACATCAAAATATTTCATATGTTCTAAGATGGTTGTAAACAATTTAATACCATCCTTTTCGTTCTGTCGTGTAAAGTCTGATTGTAAATAATCTCCACAAACAATAAATTTGCACGAATCACCTAATCTTGTAATAATAGAACACAATTCATGGTAATTACAATTTTGTGCTTCATCTATTATAACAATTGCATTATTAATTGTCAACCCTCTTACGAAAGATGTTGTCATAAATTCAATGTTCTTTGTAGAATGTAGTTTGTTCCACGCTGAACCGTCGTCAAATAAATCGTTAATAATTGATTTATAAGGTAGCTTATAAGCTTCTTCTTTTTCTTCCAATGTTCCAGGAAGATATCCTATATCGCGAGTGGGAACTGCACTTCTTACTATTACGACTCTCTGATATTCCTTTATATTTTGTAAAACAGCCTCTAGGGCCAAATATAGACCAATAAATGTTTTACCTGTTCCTGCTGCACCTGATAATACTAGATGCGACCCCTTTCTGAATGATGTAAAAGCTTTCTTTTGATTTTCAGTAAGAGGATCAATTGTTTTTAAATGTTCGATACGAAGTCTACTAGGTTTTTGGCTCATTTTGTTTTAATGTTATCCCTCAATCTTGGCGGTAATCCTGATTTAATTCTTTGTTGTACTTCTTTCCAGCCGTCTCCAGCTCTTTGTAATACGCTCTTGCCGCCATCATAGTTAATATTTGGCGCACTAATCATTTGCTTTAAATGGGGATTATCTTTAAGGAATTGCTCTCTTTCAGCAATCTTCATCATGTGTGTTTCCACTTCGCCTGTTTTTTCATTTTTAAAATCATACATTGGCATTATATCACCTCATTTAATCTTTTCATTGTACTATCTATATCTGAACAAAGATAGTCAAATACATACCAGCACAAAAATCTTCGACTCTGTTCTTTATCAAACCATTTTAAATTATTTATATAACCATTTAGTTTGGTTAAAATTCGTAAATCCTTTGTAATCCAATGATAATCAGGATAGCCATACGATATAATAGGTACATCATGCATCATACATTCAATACCTGATGTGCTATTCTCTGTAATTGCTACTTTCGTATAAGGTAAAACACTATGTATGGATTCCCAATCATGAAATACCTGATGACCTGCTTTTTGCCATCTTTCAATTTGTTGGTTTATATCTCTAATACGATGCGATGCCTTTCTAATTCGTGGGTGTAATTTTATAACCAAATTAGGTCTGTCATTTAATTTTTGTACAATCTGACATAATTTGTCCCAGTGATTACCAAATCCAAATCCCATTACAGTTTCATCTTCAGGCATTTGCCCTATAATTAATATGTGATCCTCTTTTACATTTTTAGCATCTGGCCATTTGAGCATAATGGAATCGTCCCATTTATTTGCTCTTCTATTAATGAGTTCTTGTATTTCATTCCATTCTAGGTTACTATATTTTCTATATTGATATTCGACTGGTTCTTCAAAGGTAATCTGAGAACTGTTAGCATAACCTTCTCTGCATATTTGGAAATGTTTACTTGTTGGTGCTGTAGGTTTAATAAAAATGCTATTCTCTGGCAAGTCAGGTTCCAAGTCGCGGCAGGTATGATTATAAATGTGTAAATCAGCATTATCCTCTACCTCTTCATGACCCATCAAGTCAAGAGCGTGTTTTACACAGTTTGCCATATAGGCAAAATTACCTTTAAATGTGTACCTATATTCGTATATCTTATATCGCACCTTGGTATCCTTGCCACCAATCTGGCGCTTTTCTACCCCACTCCCATTTTGCAAAAGGTTTTGCTTCGTGATAATAATTACGATATGCCTTAACAGCGTCTCCTGGGACTTTACATTGTGGGTAATGATTCATAGCTTGTGCAAACTCTGTTAACCCAATATTAGGTATATTCATTGGAGCTTTTCTAAGTAACTCTCCCAAGAGGAGAATAGTGGAATGTTCTCTACCACGACGGTATTTGTATTCTTGCCCCATTGCCATGAAATGCTCATAGTGCCAGTTATAGTTTGCCATTGACTCCATTGTCCATTTGGTACATGGGTGAAATTTGTGGACAGCGAGGTAGTATAAATCATCTCGATTATCTCCGAATGTATAATAGGTTTGAATTGTTTTGCCGGATTTACTCGGCCTTTTTTCTGGTGTGCCGTCAAGTAATCTGTGCGCCGTAGATAACATCTGGCCAGATTCGACAATCATTTTAGGTATATGTTTATCGCACAACATTTGTGCAGCATATATAGGATTTTTATCTAGTACAAATATATTCATAATGTATATTATATCACGCTTTTTTGTAAAAGTAAACCCCTAAGTTTCCTTAGGGGCTACTGTGTTTTTAGTATTGGCCTCCTGCCGTTGCTCGTAGATAGTTAATTGTATCTTTTATGTAATCAGCTTTCTTTTGCATCTTACTTGCCAGATCAGTTTTACCCTTCTTTAAAAGTCGGGTCCGATAGTTCAATGTCTCATTACGATCTTTTTTTAATCTGTCGATTTCGGTCATAAATAAGTTCCTTATAAAATTAATAATTGATACTATCATAATATAAACCTACTTTGCGATCAATCCAGGAAATGCGTCCTGACAAAGTTTTTTTGTAATGCCTGTATATTTCATTTTTTTATCTTTCGCTAATACAAGCATTTCGGCTTCAGATGAGTGAATACTCTCTAACAGCCGTATAAACATTGTTTCCCTTCTTAATGGTTTTACACCATCTGCTGCGGGGCCTTTGAAAAAGAATTTGAATTGTTTGTACTGTTTGTACAATGTTGAAGATGAATGACCGATAGGTGCATCATCTTTTTGATATGGTGGTGCACCTTCAGGCATCACCGATACGACAGCATCATCAAATGCAATTCGTATGACATCTTTTAGTGGACCACTTGAGTTCTTTTTAAGAAAGTCCACTCGTTCGTTTTTTGACTTGAGCTTAGAAGCCCTTTCAAAGATTTCAGGTATTAATAATTTCTGCATTGTTATAAAATTCCTCCACTACTTCAATCAATCTGTTACATCTTTTCTTTATTAAATAATTTAAAACCTTTAATTTCATTGCAGGTTTTTGTTCCACAAAAGTATTTATAATGTTTTGCTGTAAGTGTTCTGGCACTTCAGTTAAATCAATAAGCTTTTTGTTTCTTTGATAGTTACGAAATATCTCTTCTGGCATAACTTCTCGTAATCTTTCTGCATTCTCCACCCATTCATTAATTCGAGTTTGACGCAGTGGTGTTTGTTTAATTTCATCGACAAAGGTATTGTCTGGTGATAATATGTTAGGTACGCCATCGCCACCATCACCGCGCATAATATGATTCCACATATATACCCTAGGGTTTGGATCTGAGACCATTTTCTTTTGAATAGGGCTGAATTGTTTGACATTGTTAAACCTTTGAAGTTGAATAAAATCTTTATCACTTGATACTATCATGACAGGTTCATGACAACCAAATTCCTGTGTATGTAAAGCCAGAGTACCTATAATATCGTCGGCCTCACAGCCATCAATATGTAAAACTTTGTATGGTAAATTTTCTCTGATTTCATCTTTTACCAAATGAAGAATACGGAAAATTTCATTCCAATCAGTATCTGATTCTTCTCTACCCTTTCTTCTATTTGCCTTATAAAACGGATATATGTCTCTGCGCCAATTATTCATACCATCTGCGCAAATAACCATTTGGCCATATTCGTCTCTGTATCTTTTGTTATACATACGAATACTGTTAAGTATCATATGTCGTATCATGTTTTCATCGTTCAGTTTTTGCACTATAATATTAGAAAGTGCAATCTGACTATAATCAAGTAGTATCATTATCCTTTTCCAATTGTTTCTTTTGTTCGGCAAGTTTTTTAATACGGATATATGCTCTATCCATTTCACGAGTTAATTGATGATCCATACCTAGGTATCGTAAAAACATTGCATATATGAAGTTTGCCAATACATATGTATCACGACCTTCTGCATATATTTCTTTTCTGATATTCATACCCATTAAATAAGGTATATCCATATGCATTAATTCATCTTCAATAATATCAATCATATGTTGTGCCAATTCCGTCATGTCTTGACAGACTTCATTAACTATTTCTGCATCAGATTTTTCGTGTTTTAGCTCTCTACCTGTAGGGAACTCTATTATTTTTGCCATATATTGTATATTATATCACGCCTTTTTGTAAAAGTAAACAATTATTTTATTCTTTTTATTTTACCTTGTTTATCTGCCAAATACGCAAACATCTCTACTTCTGGGTATTCCCGTTTTAAATCAAGTAGAGCATCTAGGTTTTCTTTATGGTCATCAAATAACCTTACCCTTGCATATTCGCCTGTTTTGAGATATTTTTTAAATATGATAGATTTATTTGCTGCACTATTTTTACCACTCATGTTTCCTGCTCTTTCTACATATACATTCTTCATAGGAATACCATGAGCTTCGAAGGTTTTAATAAATAAATCTTTGTCGTCCATGTCAGCACGTGCTGTAACAACAATCACTTTTGAGCCTTTTGCTGTAGCATTTTTGATGATGGCCTTGGCTTTTGCGACCATCCTTGAAATTGGTGTGGCAGTTTTATAGAATAAATCGGAAGATTTGAACTGCCCGAAGTCAAACTTTTCGTCACGCCCAAGTTTATATGAATTAAACCCTTGGGGTGTCAATTCTTTTTCAGAGCCAGTCTTAGTATTTACTACTTTGACTCTTGCTTTAGAAACAAACATGGTATCATCAATATCGAAGATAGTGAGACCTTTGTTTCCTTCTGTAATGTACTCTTTAAAATTTAACATAATGGTATATTATAACACATAAATGACGGTTTGTCAACACTATTATTTATAAATTTTTAACACTGTTTGAACCAATTCTACACTGTATTATTCCATTATAATAATCATCTGATAATAATACTTCACGCTCAAATTGCTCTTTAGCCTCTAAATAAGCACATTCTCCCTTTGATTTACACAGGTGTAATATTTCACGGTTAAAGAAATCAGCCCCATGTTGCTGCACTTCTTCATTAAGATGTTTATTGGAACCATAATAGGTTCTCCAATCGGATTCAACTTTTAATCTTTGTCTGCGTTTTCTGGTCTTAGTTTTAGGTAGAGTTTTACTACTCCAAAAGAATTTCTTGCCGATATATTTGCGGCCGGTTCCTCTATGGGTAATACAATAGACAAATCCATACCATTCTTTACCATATCTTTCATATGTAAAAGGTTCGTCTGGATTAAATTTTACCCCTTTGTATATCCACTCATTCGTCATATTCGTCAAATTCATCTTTGTTCCAATACGGATCGAATGGAACCCCACAGCCTGGACAGAATATTTCTACAGGCTCTTCTTGGTCTTCAAATATGATTCTAGTTCTTTGATAACAAAACTGACAGTCATGTACATGAACTTTATTTTGCATTTATACTCCTATTCGAATTGTGCTTTTAATTCGTTATATCCGCCAATAGGTTGTCCCATAAAAATAATTTGTGGGAAGGTTCTAGCACCTGGAAACTTTTCAAATAGAGTATTTCTATCAAAGTCGACACCGAATTGTAAATAGGTATACTCTACACCTTTTGATTCGCATAAATTTTTTGCCATGTCGCAATACGGACATTGCTCTTTTCCATAAATTTCTATCATGTAAATAATCCTATAATTTTAAACATTAATAACATAAACCCAAATACAGCAATTTGGATAATTGCTGCATATGTAATTTGTTTCATTGGGTGAACATTCTTTAGTTTATCAAAGAATGATTCATCAACAGGTGGTGACAGATTAACAATTTGTAGAGCTTTCTTGCTCACAAACTCAATCCTTTAAATGTGTTATCGTCTACATCTTGTTTTACACCACCAACCACATAAGAGCTGATCTCTGTTTCTTGTGGGGCAACCTGTACGCTTCCACCACCAATCCATTTTTCAGTCCATGGTAATGGGTTAGCTTTAGGTACGGTAAACGGACAGTGTAACCCTAATGCTCTCATTCGTTTACACCCAATCCATTCAATATACTCTTTCAGTATATTTTCATTTAATCCAATCATTGAACCATCTTTAAATAGGAACTTAGCCCATTCTTTTTCTTGTTCAATCACATTTATATATAACTGTTCTGTTTCCTTTTCCATTTTTTTGGAAATTTTAACAAAGTCTGGGTCTTCCTTTAGTAAGTTTTTAATGATTGTAGTTGTTCCTGCAAGGTGTGTATTTTCATCACGAGCAATAAATTTAATAATCTTTGCATTGCCTTCCATCTTCTTAAGCTCTGCAAATGCCCAACTGCAGGCAAAGGAAACATAAAATCTGATTCCCTCTAAGGCATTTGCAGAAAGCATTGCCATCCATAAAGCCTCTTTGTGTTGCATTTTATTTGTAGCACTATTGTTACAATCAATTAATTCATCATAATATTTTGCAATATCGTTACCACAATCTAAGATCTGTTTAATATCCAACATGTTATCGAAAACAATAGAAGGATCAGGATAAACATTTCTAATAATATGGGTGTAGGATCGAGAGTGAATAGTCTCGAAGAACGACCATGTTTCAATCCAGTTTTCAATTTCTGGTAATGATGATATAGGGAGAAACGCCAGATTAGGAGCTCTGCCTTGAACAGAATCCAATAGGATCTGCCTTTTAAGATTGCTTGTGAATATATGTTTTTCATACTCTGTAAGTCCTTCAAAGTCTTTCTTGTCTTTTGAAATATCTACCTCTTCGGGTCTCCAAAAGAATCCAAGTTGTTTATCAGTTAATTTTTCAATCACAGGATATTTAACAACATCAAATCTTTGGATATCTACAGCTTCATCCAAAAACATATTTTTATCTAAATGTGATTTTTTACTCTTTTTCAATACCACTATCTGGTCTCCATGAAATTGTTGATTTAGTTTCTATTGCATCTTGTGCACATTGTATATATTCTTTATCCTCTTCCGACAATACAGACCAAAATTTACTTATCGTTAAGGTATGGTCGTATACAACTTCGGGTCTTTTCATATGATAGTCTTGTTCCATCCATTGTTGTAGGATATCCATTCTATCATTAATCTTTTTTCTTAAATTTTGCATGACTCGCAGTCTTCTTCCTCGTCAGCTATAGTAAGTGTTACAGTTTCTGTTGACATTGTCCCATCGTAATACGGATGTGTATCACTTTCAATTTCTCCAGCACCATCGTAAGTGTTAAAGTAATATAGTTGTTTTAATCCATATTTGTATGTTGTAATTAAATCTTGCAACATTGTGGACATAGGTATTTTATGGTCTTCGTAAAATTCAGGATTGTACGAAGTATTTACACTAATACCTTGGTCAACGTATTTCTGTAATACTCCACAGATTTTTAAATAACCATTAGGTGATTTATGATTCCATAGTAAATCATATTTATTTTTTAGGTGGTGATAACCAGGTACGACCTGTGGTAATACACCGTCCTTTGATTGCTTAAACGATACCAAAGCTCTAGGAGGTTCGATACCATTTGTACTATTAGAAATCTGTGCGGATGTTTCTGCGGGCATTAATGCCATAAGAGTACTATTTCGGATACCTGTGGCTTTGAGTTGAGTTCTCAGCTCGTCCCATGGTAATCTTTCAGTATGCTCTACCAAATTATCTATCGCACTCTTATATGTATCAATTGGAAGAACTCCGGCTGCGTATTTTGTCTGATCATTTAACAAAATTTTACCTTTTTCTACAGCCAGATTTGCAGATGATTTAATAAGATAATACGACCACGCCTCTGCATATTCATCTATAATAGGTAAGGATTCATCATCATATTTTAAACCTCTCTTAGCTAAGAAATATGCGAGATTGATGATTCCCACCCCAAGGGGGCGTCGAGATAAAGTGGAGCGTTCTGCTGCCGGTATTGGATACCCTTGATAGTCAAGTAACTCATCAAGAGCACGGACAGTAAGATCACAATATTTTTCAAATTCAGATGGTTCATTTATAAGTCCCCAGTTAATTGCACTCAACGTACACAGACTGATTTCTCCCTCTCTATCATCATAATGGTTGAGTGGTTTGGTTGGTAAATCAATTTCACAACAAAGATTGCTTTGTCTGATAGGAGCAACATCAGTAATAAATGCACCATGATCATTTGCATGGTCTACATTCATTATATAAATTCTACCTGTGTCTTTTCTTTCGGTTAATAATTGAGTAAAGACTTCGATTGCAGGAAGTGATTTTTTCCTTATGGAAGTCTTTCTCTCGTATGATTCATATAATTCTTTAAATTTATCCTGATCAGCAAAGAAAGCTTCATATAAACCAGGAGTATCATGTGGATCAAAGAAGGTAATATTACCACCCTCTAGTAATCGTTCGTACATTAATTTATTTAATTGGAACGCATAGTCCATATGTCGGACTCTTGTTTCTTCTGTACCTTTATTATTCTTTAAAACAACAAGGTCTTCAAATTCGTAATGCCAGATTGGTAGATATACAGTAGCGGCACCACCTCTTACTCCACCCTGACTACAAGATTTTACTGCTGATTGGAAATATTTTAGAAATGGAATTAGGCCAGTATGTACAACTGATCCGTCACCAACTTTGGCACCTACAGCCCGAATAGATCCTGCATTAATACCGATTCCAGCCTTCTTAGAAATGTATTTGACAATAGAGGAAGCAGTAGCATTAATACTGTCAAGAGAGTCGCCAGACTCAATGAGTACACAACTAGAAAATTGTCTGACTGGCGTTCTAACACCCGCCATAATCGGTGTAGGTAACGAGATATAAAATTGCGATATTGCATCGTAGTAGTCCTTGACATATTTAATTCTTGTTTCTTTTGGATAATTTGCAAAGAGTGTTGCAGATACCATCATGTATAATATCTGAGGCGTCTCGTAATGTTTCTTAGTTTTTCTATCTTGTACGAGATATTTTCCACGCAGTTGTTCCATTCCAGCATATGTAAACGAGTCATCTCTGTCATGTTTAATATAACTATTTAAATCATCTATCTCCTCTGAGGTATAATAGCTGAGTATAGCTGAGTCGTACACACCACGCTTGATGTTTTTCTTTATAATCCTATTAAGTGGCCAAGGCTCATATTCCCCGTAAACCTCTTTTCTTAGTTTATAGGATACAAGTCTAGCCGCTACAAATTGGTAGTTGGGTGTGGTTTCTGAAATGAGTTCTGCTGCACTCTTAATTAAGAGTTCGTGTATATCATATGCCTGAATTTTATCGTATAATTGAATATTGGCCTTTAATTCTATCTCTGACATGGACACGCCAGTAATATCCTCTACGGCCCATTCCAATACTCTGTGAATTTTATTTAGATCAAATTCTTGTAGTTTGCCATCACGTTTCGTGACTTTTATCATAATGTCTTCCGCCTAATTTTAATAATATGTATATTATATCACATTCCAATAGGAATGTAAACACTTATTTTTTAATTTTTAATCTTCTTTCGAGCTCTTCGATACGAGCTATCAGGTCGGGATATGCATCAAATTCATGTAACTCTTTACATGGGTGTGAGTTCTTTTCTACAGTTTCTAGTCTTTCTGCAACTAAAGGGTAGTCTGCTTTAAATTTAGAATCTTTCTTTGCAACTTCCAAATCATATTTCTCTGCAAAGTGTTCCATAAATCTATCCACTTGCATCTGAAACCATATACCCATTGTGGTACCTTGAAACCATTTATAGAACGAACTGCCTATAAGTGAGCTCAACATTGATTTTAGTGCTAGAATAGTTAAATAATACATTAAAGTTTCTTCTCTTTTCTTACTATTTTTGCCAAAGCTTTAACATAATTTGGTATCCCGTGGTCTACGATTCCATCAAAGAATTTCCATCTTTTCCAAGAATTTAGAATTCCCATAAATAAATCAGACCATGTAGGTTTTGGTTGTAAATCACCATTTCGATCGAAATAGATCATTTGCCCGTGATGTCTGAATCCTAACCATGCAGGAGGAATACGACATACAATATCATTATTGTTCATAAATCTATAATGTGGACACTTAATGTTTTTTATAAACCTTGGGCCACCTACTCTTGGTGAACCAAAGGTAAATAATTCTGCTGGGGTATATCTGGTAGCGGCGATGGTTGCCATGGCAGCACCAAGAGAATGGCCTGTCATATAAACATCTTTACGGATTTTTAATTGATCGTTGTGTTCAATTTCAGATAACACATCCATCCATAAATCGTTTACTTCTTTTTGGAATCCACCGTGAACCTTACCACCTGCTACAGCCGCTTGTTTAATCATATTCAAGTCAGCCATAACATCATTAATTTTAGATGGTTCCGTTCCTCTAAATGCAAACCATAAATCATTACGGTCTTTTGCAATTAGGACTTCAGCACCATCCTTTGATACTAATTTAGCCCATGGAAATCCAAGTTTCTTACACTCGAATTGAATTTTCTTATCACTATTAAGATAAGCAATTGCGGAAAGTTTAGCAGCTACTACTGCTCTTTCTGAATTGGTTAATTCCTTTAACATTCTACTCATTTTCTACCCTCAATTCAACACCAGCCCCTTCTTTATCGCCGATGGTAACGTTTCTATAATATACAATCACTTCTCCAAGTTGATTAATATATCTTTTTAGTTCTTGCATGTTGTATGACATTAATTCATAGTCATCAACGGTCATTGCAACAAAGACGATATCGCCATTGTGTTTCTTTTTGATATCATCTTGAAATCTATCAAAGTATGTATATCCTTCTGGCCAATTGTTTTCTTTACCAAGTTCGCAATCTCTTGGTTCATTCTCTGCGGGCCTTCTACAAGGATTTGGTATCACTCTATCCGATACCACATACCATTTTGGTTCTTTTAAATTAATCGGTCTAGGTAATGTTGGTTGTACAATATCTATTTGGACCGGTTTAGTAATTATTTCAACTTCACGCGGTTGTGGTTGAAATATTGAGCATCCACTAATCGTTAAGACTACTAATGCGCTGGCTATCAGTTTCGATCCCATTAAATACCTCCAAAGTTGCATTATTTACTCTCAATTCGACTTGACCAGGACGCGCTGATGCAATTCTTGCCAAATTATGCCTTCTGAATATATCCAAATATTCGTTCATCTCAGTTTCGTACTGTTGATTTTGTTGAGACAATATTGTTAAATTCTTGGAAGTATTTTCCAAGTTGGCTTGTATTGCCTCTATTGCTGCTCTCTGTTCTGCATCACGTAATTCAAATGCCTGATTTAAAGCAGTCAGTTCTTCAATCTTTGCCTGGGAAGTGGTATAATAAAAATAACCACCCAATCCCATGGCAACTATAATGCCAATAAATAATTGATTCATAATTTTAATTTTTTGTTTTTACAGTTCCTTGGTTTCTTTCTGCAGTAAGTTTTTCTTGAGCCTTTCTTTTGGCTTCTCTTCTAGCAAGAATTCGTTCAACAAATTTCCTACCTTCTTTAGTTCTACCATCATATCTGCGCTCGACTTTTTTCTTTTTCTTTTTGTCGTGTACAGCATCTGCTGGTAAAGAAACGCCTCCAGCACCAACTGAATTGGCAGGAGCCTCTTCCCACATATTAACCCAATCTGAAAATGTTTTCCTCATCGTTTTATTTCCCTATTAGTTATATATATTTTTTGGTTAGTCTGAGGATGCAATACCTCGTAAATATTGTGCCCAAAAAGTGATGCATGAGGTTCCAAATGTGATTCAACTCTTACATTAGAATTTTTGGGTGCAATAACCTCTCCAGTTTCTATGGAACATACATCTTCAGTTAATGTATATGTTCCAGCTCTTAATCTGTTGCCTTCTTGGAACCATTTTGATTCCACTAGGTCTTCTGAATCATCTATAAAATCGGACATGAGTTTCTGAAGTTTCTTTTCAGACATACCCGTATGTTCTTTAATTAAAAATAAAGCCGCAGCATATGATGCTAACTTTGTTTTACCAAATGGTAATTTTTGTAATAACCTTTTAAGATTAAATACCAGTCGATGAAATACTGTATAGGAAGATTTTTCTTCCGATGTTTTTAAGGTACTAGCTTTCTTTAATACCTTACCATTATCATCAATGATACCTTGTTCAAACGCAGGCATTTTATCCCAGGGCGTAGTTAGCATTTTCAGAAATCTGAATGCATAAAATATATCCCCTGTTCTTGATATTAATCCCATTAAATTTTCCTTAAGGTTTCTACTACTACTGGATCCAAAACCACTTCTACCTTTTCATTCTCGGGTAGATAATTTAAAAATATCAAAAAAGGTTTTATATATGGCCAATGTTGTTTTTCGATCTTGTACCAGATCATTTTATTAGCCGCCTCTATACCAAACACATTATAAATTACAATAAGGTGATTTAAAATCAGCCGTTCTTGTAAATCATCAGTCTGTTCGTAACGAGTTAAAAGCCTCTTAAGGTATTTAAATCGGTTCACATCCTCTTCAAATTCTTGGACATCAGTACACTCTGGATTATTATAGTGTTGTGCCGCAAATAATTTAAAGTTTCTACTATTTAGCTCATCAAATATTTTCATCATATATTATATATAATCAAAGATGTAAGATATTACTCTTTACCGCCGTAGTTAGCACTCCAATCCGTTCTTGGAAAATTAGCAAATGATTTTAATTTACCTAACTCCGTTACCAAGTCATCTAAGTTAATATCATCTTCTTTTTTACCACTTGGTAATTTAACATTTCCTGAAAAACCAGGAAATAAATCAATTTCAAAATCAAGAGCTCCTTCACCAACTTTAATACCATTTTCTTTTGCTGTAGGTAAAGGTCCTTTATAAATTTGAGGAACAGATTTCATACCTTGCTTTTTCAAATGTTTATCAACAATTTTCATTGCTGTTTTAAAATCTTTAATAACAGGTGCTGATGTATTATCATCGTGCATAGCTTCTTGCTTTAACTTAAATTTGGCCATAAATCCAGTAATATGCATATATTTAAACGGAGGCTTAGGCAGTTTAAACTTTTCTTCAAGTCTGGCACTTTCTCTTAATTTAAAAAAATCTTTCATTAGTCTGACTCCTTGTCGGCTTCATAGTTTTTATCAACATAGTCAAAGAACTCTTTTTTCTTTTCTTTGTCTAGTTCTGCTGGAGACTCAACACCAAATTTCTTTAAAGCCTTATCAAAGAATTTTCTGTATTTAGCCTGTTTCTCAGATTCTTCTTTAGGTGCTTCTTCAGCTTCTTTTTCTTCTTTATTATAAACACTCCCGTCTAAGTCAGTTTTTACGCCAACTTTCTTTACGACATGCTTGTCTTTAAAATCTTTTTCGCCTTTAGCTCTTGGCTCTTCGACTTCGTTTACTTCTGGTTTTTCATGTACATAACCTTTCTTGGCATATTCTTCGTGTTCAGCCTTATCTTTGACTTCCACTTCTTTACCATTTTCAGGATGGTACATTTTATGAGGATATTTTACTTCCTCTTTTTTTACTTTACCCTCAAGTACATCACTGACTGTGGCAGCAATGCTTTGGGTTTCGTTATCGTTTAATTTCATATTTTTCTCCTATTGTATGAAAAGCATTCCTGTAATCCCTGTGGCTGCTGCCGCTATGACTACCCAGAATAATTTATTAATAATATTCACAGTAGAAGCATTTGTTCTTACCAAGTCTTCCACTGCGTCCACTCTATTTATAAGTGCTAGAATTTGCTCTGATTGCTGTTTACTAAAACTAGTCAGAGTTTGGATTTTCTCTTCGGCACGAGCAAGTGCGATGATTGCCTCTGACATTCTATCTATTTTCTCTTCGATCCGATCAAGCCTTTTGGCCTGTTCTTCACGCTGTTGCTGTGCTGTTGCCATATTTTATGATCCTACATTTAAGGGGAGTTTTACCTTTAATCAGTCTATGCATTTCTCCCTTTGGTATATAAAAAATCATTCCAACTTCTAGTAACCAAGGTAAACAATTTTCAAATTGGAATTGCCAACCTTGTCCTTCTAGTATTTCAATTTCTCTTAGTTCTCTATCACGGTGCCAAACAAATTCATCATCGTCTTTATCTAAAGGAAAGACACGAATATCGTCTACCTCTATATAAGGTCTACCACCAATAATTTCCGCCACCTTTAAGCCCTAACTGTTTTGCATATCTGGGTAATCTACATGCCCAGTATCCAGCCTTAGTTTTATCGGTCTTAGTATCACATTTATGTCTTGCCGCAAAACTGGCTGCTGCGTCTTTATCATTAATTTTTGCACTTAATCCAGTTGTATCTCCAAACTGAATTTTAATTACATTACCTTTATCATTCTTCACATACACATAGTATTTGGCATCTCCACCTCGTTTTGGCTGATTTAATTCAACCTCTCTGCCATCGTATTTGGCCTCGGTCATTTCAACCATGGGTGATTCTAGTGGAACCCATTTACCTTCGTACTTGCCAAATTCTCTATCTTTGAATGATTTCACTTTTTAAAAGTCCTAACTACCTTACTAATTAGCATTTTAATTGCTGTAAAATACGCCCAACCATATCCATAAAAAATATGGAAAGTGTGATTCTTTTCTATCGCAGACTTGGGTCCAAATTTCTTTGTCCAATTATCTACATATTCGCCTTTATATCTTAATACGGCGTGTGATACCTTCCACTTTGAAGGGCCCACTAAACAAATTCCTGCCTGATGTGTTATTAATAACCACCACATTTTTAAATGACTTTCTCCAGCCAATCTGTAAAGAATTGAAAGAGCGTAATCTTCACAATCTCCTACAAATTTACCTTCAGCATCTGCAGAATAGATTATTTTCCATGCATCTGCCATACCGAATTGGTCTTTATCTTTTCTGTATTTCCATTTGGTATTAAATGAAGATACTATTTTATTTCTTTCTCTTGTATTCATATTATTTCTTTAAATCGTAGCTATAAGTTTTACCTTTAGCTTGTTTTTTCTTTGTTACCCCAACTCCAGCAACTGAAGCTATCTTTTGCAGAAGAACGAAAAACTTTTCATCTTGTTTTTTATGTAAAAGTTTTGTCATATCATTTTCAAGTTTATGAAAAATACTCCTTGCAATATCCATATCTCGCATGACCAAGGCTTCTTGTACTTCACCTTGATCAACTTTATTCTGTAAATAATCTGTTGCAGTATCTAAATAATCTGCAGATTTAACTAATTTATTTACCCACCAAGCTGGATAGTCTTGGTCAGGTTTAATTTGGCCTAAAAGTTGTTCAGAATTTCTTTTAATAGAGGTAAGTTGATTCTTTACATTTGCTGAATCAACATGGCCGTCCTCTCTAAATTGCTTGAATGATTTCATTA